ATGATGAGGCTGGAAAATGGGAGAGACCTGAAAACATCCTTAACAACTGGAGGGTAACAAAAACAACATTAAGATTAGGTAGTAGAATAATTGGTAAGTGTATGATGGGATCAACATCAAACGCTTTAGATAAAGGAGGAAGAAACTATAAAAAACTCTATGATAGCTCAAACGTCACAAAAAGAAACCGCAACGGACAGACTAGCTCAGGATTATATTCTTTGTTTATACCTATGGAGTGGAACTACGAAGGTTACATCGATACTTATGGATACCCTGTCTTTGACACTCCGAAATCGCCAGTTAAGGGAATCGATGACCAAGAGATTGAAATCGGTGTCATTGAACACTGGGATAATGAAGTAGATGGTCTTAAGGACGATCCTGATGGACTTAATGAACTTTATCGACAATTTCCACGTACAGAGAAACATGCATTCAGAGATGAGACAAAACAATCTTTATTTAATCTAACTAAAATTTACGAACAAATAGATTATAACGAAGATTTAAAGCATTCGGCAGTAGTTACTCAGGGTAATTTTCACTGGGAAGATGGGATTAAAGATAGTAAGGTTAGATTTGTTCCAAGTAAACAAGGAAGGTTTATGGTTTCTTGGGTACCAAAACCAAATCAACAGAATGCCGTTGTTATAAAACACGGAATGAAGCATCCTGCTAATGAACACATGGGAGCTTTTGGTTGTGATAGTTACGATATATCAGGAACAGTGGATGGAAGAGGTTCTAAAGGATCACTTCATGGTTTAACTAAGTTTACAATGGATAATGCTCCTGCTAATTTATTTTTTCTAGAGTACATATCTAGACCTCCAACTGCTGAAATCTTCTTTGAAGATGTTCTTATGGCTTGTATATTTTATGGTATGCCAATACTTGCGGAAAATAATAAACCAAGACTTTTGTATTATTTTAAAAGAAGAGGTTATAGAGGATTTTCAATGAACAGACCAGATAAGACAATGCACAAGTTGTCAGTTACAGAAAAAGAAATAGGTGGAATACCAAATTCAAGTGAAGACATAAAGCAAGCTCATGCAGCTGCTATTGAAGCTTACATTGAAATGTTTGTAGGTTATAACAATGAGCAGTATGGAACAATGTATTTTCAAAGAACTCTTGAAGATTGGGCTTCCTTTAATATAAATGATAGAACAAAGCATGATGCCTCAATTAGTTCAGGACTAGCAATCATGGCTTGCAACAAAAATAAATACAGACCCATTGCCGAAACAGTGAAAGAGCCTTTGAATTTAAACTTTTCAAGATATGATAATAGAGGTAATGAATCAAAAATAATTAATAGATGAAATTAAACACTGGTATTAATAGTGCGTTTCCAAGTCAGATGGTATCTGAAGGGGAAAAGAAAACTGAAGAATATGGTTTGTTAGTTGGACAAGCTATTGAATACGAATGGTTTAGAGGAGGAAGAGTAAATGGTAGTAGATGGAATACAGGTTATCAGCAGTTTCATAGTCTTAGATTATATGCTAGAGGAGAACAAAATGTTCAAAAATATAAAGATGAATTGTCTATTAATGGTGATTTGTCTTATTTAAATTTAGACTGGAAGCCAGTACCAATTATACCTAAATTTGTAGATATAGTTGTTAATGGAATTGCTGATAAAAATTACGATATAAAAGCTTATTCTCAAGATCCAGAATCTTTGAAATTAAGAACAGAATACGCGTCTAATATTGTTAAAGATATGTATTCTCAAGATTTAATAAATCAAGCCAAACAAACAACCGGAATAGATTTTTCTAGCTCTAGTATGCCGGCTAATGAACTACCTAAAAACAAAGAAGAATTGGAACTGCATATGCAGTTGAGTTATAAACAAAGTATAGAAATTGCTGAAGAAGAGGTTATAAATACAGTTTTAGCTAATAATAAGTATTTTTTAACTAAAAAAAGAGTTGTTGAAGATGTTGTAACTATTGGTATTGGTGCTGTTAAAACTTCTTTTAATAAATCTAATGGAGTTATAATTGACTATGTGGATCCTGCTAATTTAGTTTATTCATATTCTAATGACCCTAACTTTGAAGATGTTTATTATGTCGGAGAAATTAAGTCGATGACTTTAGCTGAAATAAAGAAAAGATTCCCATATCTTACAGATGAAGAAATGGAAAAAATGACTAGATACCCTGGTCGTGATGGTTATATAGCGAACCCTAATTATGACAACGATTTAGTTCAAATATTATTTTTTGAGTATAAAACATTTGTTGATCAAGTGTTTAAAATAAAAAGAACTGATCAAGGTTTAGAAAAAACATTACAAAAACCTGATACATTTAATCCACCTGAAAGTGATAATTTTAATAGAGTATCAAGAAGCATAGAGGTTTTGTTTAGTGGCGCTAAAGTTATGGGTGTTCCACAGATGCTTGAATGGAAGCTAGCTGAAAATATGACAAGACCAACAGCTGATACAACTAAGGTTAATATGAATTATAGTATTTGTGCACCAAATCTTTATCAAGGTCGTATAGAGTCATTAGTTAGTAGGTGCACTAGTTTTGCTGATATGATACAATTAACATCGTTAAAATTACAACAAGTAATACAAAGAATGGTACCAGATGGTGTATTTGTAGATGTTGATGGTTTAGCTGAAGTTGATTTAGGAAACGGTACAAACTATAATCCACAGGAAGCATTGAACATGTACTTCCAAACTGGATCTATTGTTGGTAGATCTTTAACTCAAGACGGTGATCCTAATAGAGGTAAAGTGCCTATTCAAGAATTGCAATCATCTAGTGGTAATGCTAAAATCGCATCATTAATTAATACTTATCAGTATTATTTACAAATGATAAGGGATGTAACTGGATTAAATGAAGCTAGAGATGGTAGTCAACCTGATCCTAATGCTTTAGTTGGTTTACAAAAAATGGCAGCTAATGCTTCTAACATTGCAACTAAACATATACTAGATGCTAGTTTATATTTAACTCTTAGAACTTGTGAAAATGTTTCCTTAAGAGTTGCAGATGCTTTAGACTTTCCATTAACAGCTGATTCATTAGAAGAAAGTATTTCAGTTTACAACGTAGAAACATTAAGAGAGATAAAAAACCTAAATCTTCATGATTTTGGTATATTTTTAGAATTAGAACCTGATGATGAAGATAAAGCTCAATTAGAGCAAAATATTCAAATGGCTTTACAGCAACAAGGTATTGACTTAGAAGATGCTATTGATGTTCGTCAAATAAAAAATCTTAAGTTAGCTAATCAAATGCTTAAACTTAAAAGAAAGCAAAAGCAAGCCCAAGATCAAGAAAATCAAAAGGCTATGATAGCTGCGCAAGGTGAGGCAAATGCAAAAGCCGCTGAGTCAGCAGCAATGAATGAAGTTCAAAAGCAAGAGGCTTTAGCTCAAACAGAAATACAGATTGAACAAGCAAAATCTCAATTTGAAATACAAAGAATGGAACAAGAAGCATTAATTAAAAAACAATTAATGGCTGAACAGTTTCAGTATGATTTACAATTAGCTCAGGCTGATTCAGCTAGAATGAGTCAAAAAGAAGCTGATATAGAAGATCGCAAAGACAAAAGAACTAAAATACAAGCAACACAACAATCTAAAATGATTGAACAGCGTCAAAACGATTTATTACCTACAGATTTTGAATCATCAGGTAGTGAAAACTTAGACGGATTTGGTTTAGAGCAATTTGCTCCACAATAAACCTATTTATTAATTTTTATTATATTATATTATGTCAGAAACAGTACAACAAGAAGGTACGTTTAAAATTAAACGTAAACCAAAACAATTGGTAAAGGACGATATTATTAAAGTCGATTTATCAAAAAAACAAGAGGAACCTAAAAAAGAAACAGATGCCATTCAAGTCGGAAAAACAGAGGAAGTGGTTGTGGGCAAACAAACCGGAGATAGCCCTAAAGTGGACAAACGAGTACCAGAGCCCAGCCCGGTTTCTGAAATTAAAGAAGAAGAAGAAGTAAAACCTATTAAAGAAGTTGTTGAAGAAGAAATACAACAAATAGGTGAAAAACTAGAAAAAAAAGTTATTGCTCCAACACCTGAAGAGGTTAGAGAAATAGCTCAATTACCTGAAAACATCGAAAAAGTCGTAGACTTTATGAAAGAAACAGGTGGAACGCTAGAAGATTATGTTAGATTAAATGCTGACTATTCTAACGTAGATAATGATACTCTTTTAAGAGAGTATTACAAACAAGCCAAATCACACTTAGATTCAAGTGAAATTAATTTCATGATTGAAGATAACTTTTCATTTGATGAAGAAGTGGACGAGGAACGTGAGGTTCGTAAAAAGAAACTCGCATATAAAGAAGAGGTTGCTAAAGCCCAAAAGCATTTAGAAGGTTTAAAAAGTCAATACTACGAGGAAATCAAGTTGAGACCTGGTACGACGCAAGACCAAAAAAAAGCTATGGACTTTTTCAATCGTTACAATGAAGAGCAAAACACAGCTCAACAACAACATGAAGATTTTAAATCTAACACTAAAGATTATTTCTCTAAAGAATTCAAAGGTTTTGACATCGAAGTAGGAGAAAAAAAGTTTAGATATGGGGTTAAAGATCCTAGTGAAGTTGCTACTAGACAATCGAATGTTTCTAATATAATTAAGAAGTTCTTAGACGATAAAGGAAATGTACAAGATGTTAAAGGTTATCACAAAGCTATGTATGCCGCTGAAAACGTTGACAAAATAGCAGAACATTTTTATGAGCAAGGAAAATCCGATGCTACTAAAGATATTGTTACTAAGTCTAAAAACATAACAGAAGATGTTAGGACAAGTCCTAATACTGATGTTTTTGTTGGAGGATTAAAGGTTAAAGCTATCAGTGGTCTTGATTCTTCTAAATTGAAGATTAAAACAAGAAAATTTAACTAAAAACAAAACAATTAATTACTATGGGACAAATTTCTCCTGTGTTTGGAAGTATTATACCTTCTCAATCACAATTGTTACTTGCTAACAACTACTTAGCATTTAACGCGGGTGCAAATGATTTTGCACAACAATACCTACCTGAGGTTTATGAAGCTGAGGTAGAAAGATACGGAAACAGAACTTTAAACGGTTTCTTACGTATGGTTGGCGCTGAAATGCCAATGACATCTGATCAAGTTATCTGGTCGGAACAAAATAGATTACATATTGCTTATTCTGCTGTAACCTTAGTTGGTGCTGCTGGAGCCGCAGGTGTTATATTTACTTTTGTAACTGGTGGAGCTACTACAGTTCAAAACGCTATATTTCCAAATGATACTATCGTTGTAATGAATCCTGCTACAGGAGTTACAGTAAAAGGTGTTGTTGGAAGAAGTGATAATAATGCTGCTGCAACTCTAGCAACTATTACAGCTTATCCTTTTCAAGCTGCTAACTGGGATGCTTTACAAGATCAAGCTGGAGCACCTATGTCGATTGCTTTAAAAATGTTTGTATACGGTTCTGTATTTGCTAAAGGTACAGCTCAAGCGCAAGCGCAAGGTGTTACAGGTGCTGCAAGAGCTGCTGGAACTTCTTACAAGTCAATCCAACCTTCATTCACTCAATTCTCTAATCAACCAATTATCATAAAAGATTCATTCCAAATTAATGGTTCTGATATGGCTCAAATCGGTTGGGTAGAAGTTGCTACTGAAGATGGTACGTCAGGATACTTATGGTATCTAAAGTCTGAGTCTGAAACAAGATTACGTTTTGATGACTACTTAGAAATGGCGATGGTTGAAGGTGAATTAGCTGCAGCTGCTGCTGGTGCGAATTTTGCTGCTAGTTCTGTTGGTGTACCAGGATTTACTGCTGCTGCAGGAGCTTCTGTTGCTCACGGTACTCAAGGTCTTTTTGCTGCTATTCAAGCAAGAGGTAACGTAATGGCAGGCTTCTCTGGAGGTACTGGTATTTCTGACTTTGATCAAGTGCTTAAGAATCTTGACACTCAAGGAGCTATCGAAGAAAACATGCTTTTCTTAAATAGATCTTTGGATTTAGATTTTGATGATATGCTAGGGCAAATCTCTGCTGGACAAGCTGGAGGTACTGCTTATGGTTTATTTGAAAACTCTGAGGATATGGCTCTTAATTTAGGTTTCTCTGGTTTCAGAAGAGGTTCTTATGACTTCTACAAAACTAGCTGGAAATACTTAA